CACGTAATAGCAGATTGCACAAAATTTTCTTCCCCAACGCATCAATTTTTGTGCAAAATGTCAATAGACACAAAATATAGTGCCCACACCCCCATAGGGTAGGGGAGTATAGCAATTTTTACAATGTCTATAGCAACATATACAATTTGCTGTGTGGTATAATATAGACAACGAAAAAAAACAGAAAGTAGGGTCGACGAATGAAAGAAGAAATTAAGACTTCAAGTATTTTACAGGAAGGAGACTCCCCAGATGGAAATGCGTAAATTTATCATCGAGATACACCCGGATGGCACGTTGACGTGCTGCGAGTACGAGGACCCAAAGGACGCGGCCAAAGCCACATATAATCGTGCATGGTTAGAAGGTTATCGGCAAGCACTCAAGCATTGCGACGAGCAGGTTAACATGCTTAAGGGTTTCAAAGGCACTTGCCAATCATCCGATCTCATGTACCAGGGGGCCGAATCCGTTCGCTATGTGGTGTCATTGGCCTATCGTAAATACCTTAACACAGAAAAATAAGTCGAAACGGCCTCCGGGCCGTCCACCGGGGCCGCCCGCCCGGTGCTGATAAGACAGGGCACATACTGAAAGGAGTTTTGTATTATGTCTGAAGCAATGATGAAGTCCGAAAACAATGGTTCTATGATGGTGTCCGACGTGATGAACACTGGTGTCGGGTATACCGATATGAATCTTTCGGACCGTTCTGCCGCGGTTGCGTTCTACAATGCCACGAGCAACCCCGCCAACAAACTAAAGGAGCATGTCAACGAGGTTCTGTCGCTGGTTCATGTTTCCGTGGAGTGCGTGGAGGTCAGCAAGGACGACATCCCCGAGGGCAAAACGATTGCTCCGCGTGTCGTCCTCATTACCGAGGATGGGCAGTCCTACGCCTGTGTCTCCGTTGGCGTGTATCAGTCTTTGAAGCGTATGTTTACGCTGCTCGGTACCCCTGACACGTGGACGGAGCCGGTGCAGATCAAACCTGTACTTATCAGTACCAAAAAAGGTCAGGTTTTGTCTTTGAATCTGGTTTAATCTAACCAATGGCCGCCGCACAAGCGGCGGCCATATTTGTTATAAGGAGGCCCCATGAAAAGTATAGATAATAGAGTAACCTTGCTGAATTGTAACGACTCCATGTTGTATCTAGCATCTGTCATTGTATACAGTGGAGTTACCAAAAAAGACGTTGATTTTTTCCGTTCTGAATGGGCCAGAATTATTTTTAATGGTCTCGGCATTGAAGCAGACCCCCTCAACTGGTATTATACGATCCTAGATAGGAAGGAGAGACAGAAGCATGGCAACAGGCGCAGCTAAAGCACGTGCGACCCTTAAATACAGTCCAGAGCTATACACCCCGTATGCTTTGGAATCGTGGCCAGATAGTCAGATGCACAAAGAATACACTCGCTTGCGTGACATTGCGCAGAAACGTATTAAGCGCTTATCAAAGGACCCCGTCAGCGGCACTAGCGATGTTTATAAAGAATTTGCCGGGGGGTTCCCAACTCTAAAGGCGATGCGCGGAGACCGAAAAGCATTGGAGCAAGCCCTTGCAGATGTAGCGCGGTTTGTTCGCTCTAAAGGCTCTACCGTTGGTGGTGCGCGTGCAGAATTTGAGCAAAAAATGAAAGTCGGCGGTATTGATATAGCCGACGTTCCCGAGGATCAATATACATCCTTGTCCGAGTGGTGGGAGATCGTTAAAGAGTCGGGCGGGTATTACTATCCATCTGACCAACCGGTCATGTACTGGCGCGAGAAAGGCGGCTACAACGTCAGTATTGACGATTATGTAAAGTGGATTCAAGGTGAGGTCAACTATGGCAAAGAGTGGGACTACAGCGACGGCAGTAGCTCTGCCGACCTGCGCGGAGGCTTTGGCGGAGGCTTGTAATTATAACCCGGTTCCCTGGCTCATGGAGCACTTGGATAGAAAACACACAAAAGGAAAAAAGCGCAAAACAAACAAAAAACGATTGTATGTGGATATGCCTTGCGCGTTTGATATTGAGACTAGCCGCGTGTGTGTTGACGCCGACGACAACCCCCACACCATTATGTATATTTGGCAATGTCAACTAGGTTTGGATCTTACCATTATCGGCAGGACGTGGGATGAGTGGTTGAACTTTACGGGGGCAATCAGCGATTACTTGCAAGCCAACAGCGGCCCTCAGGGTGATTGGTATTTGTGTATGTATGTCCATAATCTTGCCCACGAATTCCAATATCTGTCGGGCGTTTTGGATTTTGGCCCGGGCGATGTATTCGCCAGTAAACCCCGTAGGGTCTTAAAATGTGACAACCGCGCTATTGAATATCGTTGCAGTATGCGCCACAGCAACTTGTCACTTGATGCTTGGGGCAAGCAGCTGGGGGCACCTCATGCTAAATTGACGGGTGCTCTTGACTATTCAAAAGTGCGGTATCCCTGGACTCCCCTGACATCTACAGAATTAGCGTATTGTGTCAATGATGTCCGGTGTATTGTAGAGTGCTTGTTAATTGAGATGAAGCGAGACGGCGACGACCTGTATACGTTACCATTAACTCGTACCGGATATGTCAGACGAATGGCACGGGAGGCTATGTACAAATGGGGCATTAAACGGGTTAAGCGTTTACTGCCGTCGTGGGAACTATATCAAATGCTGCGGGAGGCATTCCGAGGCGGTGACACGCACGCCAACCGCCATTATGTGGGTCTGCACCTAGAAAACGTCGGATCTGTGGATATGTCGAGCGCATACCCCGCAGTGCAATGCGAATGCTATTTTCCGATGACTCCATTTAGGCAGGAACCGGCGACTGTAAACCGGTTAATGCAATGTATGCGCCACGGCAAGGCCTGCTTGATGCGCTTACAAGTAAAAGGTTTGCGCCAGCGGTTTAAGTGGTGGGGGTTCCCATATATTCCACTCGCAAAAGTTCGGCACTGTGAAGGATACATTAACGACAATGGCCGTCTGTTGTCTGCTGAACATTTCGAGATTACCATAACCGATATAGATTTTAGAATCATTGCCAAAGAATATGACTGGGATGCACTTAACGTTCTCGACTTGTATACGTCTGATTATGGTAAACTGCCCAAGCCCTTGACGGATTGTGTCAAAGAAAGCTATACCGGCAAAACATCCCTTAAAGGTGTAGCCGGTCAAGATTTGTATTATGTTAAGGCCAAGGGCGATCTGAATAGCTATTATGGTATGACCGCACAAGACCCCCTGCAGCTGGACACACTTTTTGACGAGGACGACCCCGACAATCTCTGGAGCGAATGCACCGACGACCCAGAGGGCAGTTATAACGATCACCGCCCACACTTGTTCCTACCGTACCAATGGGGCGTGTGGACGACTGCCCATACGCGCAAGCGCCTAAAAATAGCGCAATGGGCCGCGGGCAAGAATGGCGTGTACTGTGACACTGACAGTGTCAAATATATGGGAAATATTGATTTGTTGGGCTTTAACAAAGCCGTAAAGCAGCTCGCAAAAGATAACGGCGCTTGCGCTACTGACCCAAAAGGCAACACTCATTATATGGGCGTGTATGAGCAGGAGCGCAGCTATGCAGAGTTCATGACGTGGGGCGCTAAAAAATACGCGACTACCTATAAAAAAGGCGGGCCGATCACTACCACTGTAGCAGGAGTTATCAAGCGAAAAGGCGGTTTGGAGCTGGCCCTGTGGGGTGGTTTTGAGGTGTTCAAGCCCGGGTTCACTTTTTGTTTGGCGGCAGGAAATCAGGTTATTTATAATGATCGGCCCACTGTTCCCGATTTTGTGGTTGACGGGCACACGGTGCATATAACAAGAAACCTGTGTATTTGTGATAATACCTATACGTTGGGCATCACTGACGAGTACGCAAAGATATTAGGGTACAAGATTATGGAGGTTATCTAATGATTAAACTGTACACCGATGAAGGATGGCCGAATTTTTCCGAAAAAGATGGCATATTGTCAACAGGTGCATCTATTATTTTTATATGGGGCGGGCGTGGTACCGGTAAGACCTACGGAGCATTAAAGCACGTACACCAGACCGGGGAGGAATTTCTGTATCTGCGCCGCACGCCGCAGCAAGCGGAACTTATTTGCGCCTCACCCAGCATGTGGCCATGGGCTCCTTTGAATGACGATTTGCAAACGCATTATGCGCCGTTTAAATTGCCCAAAATAGCGGGGCTCTATGAAGTGGGTAACGCGGGGGCCTACACTGATACAGGGGCCCCCATAAAACCGGCGCAGATGGCGGGCGTCGTGGGGAGCGTCGTAACTCTGGCCCGCACCCGTGGTTTTTCAAGTCCCCATACCAATATAATTATCTTGGATGAATACCAGAAAGAAGAGTCCGACTATTACAGGCGCGGTGAGGGCGTGGGCCTTGCTAATATTTATGAGACAGTCAACCGTAACCGAGAATTAAAAGGGCAAAAGCCCTTGACGCTGCTGTGTATGTCAAACGCTGTGGGCATGGCAAACCCCTATTATATGCAATGGGAAATTACAGACACAGTTGAAAAGATGATCGGGAAGAAAGAGCGCATTAAGCTGCTGGCCGATAAGGGCGTCTTGCTGGTTGATCTTGTCGATAGTCCTATCGCAAAGGAAAAAGCAAATACGGCCCTCTATAGGTCCATGACCGGCACAGACTTTTATAGATCAGCTATTGAAAACCAGTACAGTGCCGAAGAAAAGAGTTTGGTTGTGTCCAGGCCCCTTCGAGAATACAACCCACTTGTACAGATTGGGCGGTGCTGCATCTACGAGCACAAAAGCAAGCCGCTATATTATGTATGCCGCCACAGGTCGGGAGAGATGCCCACCTATGGCACCGGCGACTATGAGCGAAAACGTTTCAGGGCCGCGTATGGGTACATATGGCCTGCCTACTTGCAGCGGCAACTTGAATTTGAGCGATACTCGGATGAAATTTTCTTCCGTGAGTATTGCGGTACTTGACTTTTTACACAGTCGGTATATAGTAAAGGTAATCCTCGGTGCCCACAGGCAGCCCCCAGAAGGGGCGGGCAAGCGTCAGCCAGCGCAAGAACCGAGGATTTACTTGTATATGTATGGGAGGTGATGTTATATGAACGTTTACGCAGTGTTGGCCGTTCTGGTATTCATCGGGATGGATGTCGTCAGTGGCATGATTAAAGCCTTTTCTACCACTGGGTTTGATTCCAGCGTGATGCGTCAGGGGTTTTACCACAAACTCGGTGAAGTTCTGGCCGTGGGGTTGCTCGCTGCCGCTGATTTCTATCTGCCCATTGTCGGCGTTAATGTCGATGTATCTTTCTCGGCCATTGGTTGCGCCTACTTTGTTTTGATGGAAATTGGCAGCATCATTGAGAATATAGGAACGATCAATCCTGAATTGGTGGGGCCTCTTACTAAAATTTTTGCAAAACTCAAGGGAGATTAACTATGGGTTGTTATATCATTTTTGCCCAGTCAATCACAAACGAACGCGCGTTTCTGCTGGCTGATTTGTGCGCTCGTTTGGATGTCTCCTATTATAGCGACTGGGCCAACGTCACCCACACGCGGCAGTGTTGTGCAGTGGGTCCAGTCACAAAAGGAGACAAAGACCAAGTTATTAAATGCTTGGCGCATGACACATACGTTGTAATGGAGGCGACTAAAGTTGAAAATCAGTGAAAAAGCGGCCCTCGCTATGGCCGGATACACCAAAGCAGAGATCGAAGCTATGGAGAAGCCGCAGCCCGTGCCGCAGCCCGTGCCGCAGCCCGTGCCGCAGCCCGTGCCGCAGCCCGTGCCGCAGCCCGTGCCGCAGCCCGCGCCCCAGCCCGCGCAGCAGTACGACGGCCTTGAGGCCCTGCTGCAGCAGCTTTTGCAGGGTCAGCAGACCACCGCGCAGGCAATGCAGACCATGACACAGACGCTGCAGGCGAACGCGCTGGGCCTTGGCATCCAGCAGCAGCCGACGGCCAACGCCGACACGGTGACGGCCCGAATTATCGACCCGACTTATGGAACGGAGGTAAAGTAAAATGCCCCTTGGTATGGATTTTGCGGACATTGCCGCAATTTTGACCGAGATCAACCAAATGGCCACTGGCCAGAAAACTACGTCTCCCATCGTGGACACGTCTAGTTTCGTTTCTGTGGCGCAGGCCACGCTGCTGACCGGTACCGACAATTACACCAAAGCGATCAGTCAGGTGTTGGGCCGCACCATCTTTGCCGTTCGCCCCTACGATGCACCGCTCAAGCGCTTGCAGGTCACGGGCGACGACTGGTCGAACCATGTGCGGAAGATTAATTTCTGCGACACTGCCCCCGTCACTGACAGGGCGTGGGCGCTGGAGGATGGCCAGAGCGTGGATATGTACGAAGTCCACAAGCCTAAAGTCCTTCAGACAAACTACTACGGTCAGACCAATTACAGCCGCGTGTACACTCAGGCAGATACCCAGATGGAAGCGGCATTCAAGGGCCCCGAGGAACTGGCGCAGTTCTGGTCCTCTTTCGTGCTGCACCTGTCGAACCAGATCGAGGCCGACCGGCGCAACCTCGCAAACAACCTGATGGCAAACCACCTGACCGGCATGACGGTGACTAGCCGGAACAGCGTTGTTTATCTGCTCGATGAGTACAACGCCCAGCAGGGCACCGAACTGACGGTGCAGGACGTCTACAAAGAAGCGAACTTCCCGGGTTTTGCAAAGTACGCCTATGGCCGCATCAACGATATTTCCCGCCTGATGAAAGAGCGCTCCGTCAAATGGCATCAGAATTGGACGATCTCCGGCGAGACGTACAACATCATGCGGCACACGCCGTATGATCGTCAGCACCTATACCTATACAGCGGCACGCAGAGCCAGATCGACGCCCGAGTGATTCCCGAGGTATTCCATGATAACATGCTGAAATACCGCGATGCCGAACAGGTTACGTTCTGGCAGAACATCGACAATCGCGAGACCATCTCCGCAACACCTGTTGTGACCTCTTCCTCCGGTGTGGCAACCAAAAACGCCGCAGTGCAGCTCTCCAATGTGTTCGGATGCCTGCTGGACTGGGATGCCATCGGGTACACTCCGAAGCTGTCCCGGGTGGTTCCTACGCCCATGAACGCCCGCGGCCTGTACACGAACTTCTGGTATCACTACGGATGGTCGTGGTATGATGACTTCACCGAGAACGCCGTTCTGTTCCTGATGACCTCCGGCGACGTTACCGCACCCAGTACGGGCAAAGCAGCCATAACCTCCATCCTTAAAACCACCACGCACAAGGACGCGGACCCCTCTAAGTCCTGACCAATACCGGCGGGCATTGCCCGCCGGTTATTTTATAGGAGGCGCGTTATGCAAGCAACATTTTACCAATTCACAAAGCGCACCAACAGCACAAAGCGGCCCAGCGGTGGGCAGGGGTTCGGAATTGACCTTAAAGCCCCTTGCAATATCATTGACCCCGAAATCAAAATTGCGACACAGAGTGACCCCACCGGGTTCAATTATTGCTACCTTCCCACGTTCAGTCGGTACTACTGGGT